ACCAGATGCTAAAAAGAACAAGAAACCCAAAGATTTAAAGAAACAGGTAAATACTAATGCAGATATGGAACAACAAGACTCCAGTAGAGATACTGAAGAGCATGAACACAGAATTAGCAAAAGCACAGAATGAATTAAAGAGTGCTAGAGCAGATGTTGAGAAAGCATCAAACAGAATAGCATTTTGTTTAAGTGCAATTCACAATTTAAATGATAGAGACTTAAAGGAATAAAGATATGAAATTGAAAGACTTAGCAACAAAGCCCAAGTTAGAAAAAATAACAATCCAAAAACCAGAACTAGTAGAAAAATATGGTGATGAATTAGACTTTTATGTCTATGACAGACAACCACTAGATGTCTATGGCAGATTAGCCAACGCAGACAAAATGGAAATGGGTGAGACAATGGAAGTTGTCAGTGAACTTATATTAGATGAAGAAGGTAACAAAGTGTGTCAAGATGATAGCACATTGCCACTTGATTTACAAGTAGAAGCAATGACACTTATTGGGAACTTTTTGGGAAAGCAACAAGCACCACAGTAAAGCCTGGCAGTATAGAGACTAATTACTACTTACTGTTGGATGCTATAGCTGAAAGATATAGTGTGTTGCCTAGTACTCTGCTAAAGGAAGGTAATACATTTGACTTGCAAATATTTGATATTGCAATGACAACAAGAGCATTTGAAAGTGCTAAACAAAGTGGTAAAGGCATGGATAAATTCTATGATGAGGAATCATTAAAAGAAAGCCTAAACAAAGTGAGAAACAATGACAGTTAAAGTAAATGACAGTGCATTCCAAACCATGCTTGATGACTTAGGCAAGATGCCTGAAGTTGTGATGAAAGAAGCCCACATACACTATAGGCGTGAAACACCTATAAGATCAGGTAATGCTAGAAGCAATACCTCTAGAAAGAAATTAACAATTAAAAGTGCATATCCATACGCAGGTAGACTTGATGAAGGATGGAGCTCACAGGCTCCACAAGGGATGACAGGCCCTACTTCAGACAAGATAGATGAATATGTAGACAACTATGTAAAGAGAGTATCATAACATGGCCAAGAACATTGAAGTCACACTAACCCTAAACACCAGAGGGTTTGACAAGAAATTAAAATCAGCAAAAGGCTCAATGGCTGGATTTGGTGGTGCATCAAACACAGCAAAAGGCTCAATGATTGGCTTAGCCGCAAGGTTTGCACCATTAGCTGCAGGTGTTGTAGCACTAGGAGTTGCATTTAAAGGATTAGGTGCAGCAGTAAACACAGCCAGTGACTTCCAAAAGATTGAAACAACTCTCACAAACTTAACAGGTTCAGCAGCCAAAGGTAGAGCCGCACTTAACCAGTTAATTGAAACAGCAACAGAATTACCACTTAGTTTTGAGGAACTAGCAGCCGCACAGCCAACGCTAGCCACAGTATCACCAACACTCAAAGACTTAGAAAAGAACACTAGACTAGCGGCAGACATTGCTGGACAGTTTGGTATAAGCTTCACAGATGCAGCAGGACAGTTACAAAGAGCGTTTAGTGCTGGTGCAGGTGCCGCAGACATATTCAGAGAAAAAGGTGTATTAAGTGCCGCAGGATTTGAAGCAGGTGTTAGTTACAGTATAGAAGAAACTCAAGCAAAACTAGCAGAGTTTGGTGGATCCATTGAAGGGGCAGCACAAAACCTAAACAACACATTAGGTGGTGCATTAAGTCAAGTAGGTGATAGATTCACTATGTTTAAGAAGTCTGTGGGTGATGCTATATTACCAGAGTTCCAAGGTTTCTTAGAAGCACTAAACAGTGTGTTACTTGAAAACGGTAGTAACTTAGATGATGTAGGTGCTAGTATAGGCACAGGCATTGTGAGTGGGTTCAAAGCCGCTGGACAAGCAATAGCACTAATCATTGACATATTCTTTACACTCAGAGACACAGTGACCAGTATCTTCAATGAATTGGCACCTGAGTTTAGTGGTTTTTGGACTGGCTTTTTAGAGATAGGACAACAAGCACTTAATTGGTTAATTAACAGATTAATTGACTTTGGTGAAACATTTGGTAACTTGTTAGATTACATACCTGGTGTGGGTGATGGCATGAGTCAATTCTTTGGAGCACTCAGAGAAGACTTTAACAGTGCAGAAGGTGGACTAACAGGATTAGCAAGTAGTTTTGGTGAGAACTTTGATAAAATTATAGTAACAAACAGAACAGCCAGAGACGCACTTGGTGGTTTCTTTGATGACATGGACACTGGTGCAGAAAGAATTAGAGCAGCCGCAGAAGCCGCTGCAGAAGCATCCAAAGCAGTCACAGCAGATGCAACAATTGCAATTGCACAAAATGCAGAAGCAGCCAAAGAAGCAGCAGAAGCCGCTGTAACTGCCTTTGCCGCATTACAAGAAGCTTTTGCTGATGTAAGCAGTCTAGAAGAATACAACATACTGTTACAAGCATTACAAGACATGCTGGGTTCAGGTAGTATCACAATGGCAGAGTTTAGAGCAGCCAAAAAAGAATTAGATGACTCCTTAGCCAAAGGTTCAGAGCCACTGTTAAACTTCATTGACACATTAGGCTCAGCACAAAAAGCACTAGCAGATGATTTAACCACAGCATTTATGGAAGGACAAAGTGCAGGAGATGCTTTCCAATCATTCTTTAAGAAGATGGTAGCACAAATGATATCAGATGCACTTAGACTTGCAATCATCCAACCAATACTGAGCAGTATATTTGGTGCCTTTAACATGCCGGTTGAATTCTCACCAGGTGGCAAGATGAATTTCAGAGCAATGGGTGGACCAGTATTAGCAAACCAACCATATGTTGTTGGTGAAAAAGGACCAGAAGTATTCATGCCTAGAGTAGGTGGTACAATATTACCAAATGCACAAAGTGGTGCTGGCATGGGTGGTGGTAACATTGTGTACAACATCAGTGCTGTAGACACACAAAGCTTCAGACAAGCATTAGCAAGAGATCCGGAATATGTGTATAATTTAACGCAAGTAGGCGCTAGGAGACAACCAAGATAATGTCATTACAAACAATCATAAACAATGCACAATTTATAACCATTGATAAAACTAAATTAAGTGCTCAAAGTATTTCACGCTCAGGTAGAGTGTTAACATCAGAAGTTACCACAGCAATGCCATACAGATTTACTGTAGGTATGCATGATGGCTTAAAATACAGCACAAACAGAAGTGTGCTAGAAGACTTAGATACACTAGACAAAACAGTTGAAGAAAACATCAATATAGGCACATCTAACGCAGGGCTAAGTTACATAACAGACTATCTAGGTGACAGCACAGGCATAGCAGGCGTTACATGCGTTAGTGCAAGTGGTAATACACTAACAGTGAATGCTAGTGCGGCAGGCACAGGAACATACTTGTTTAAGAAAGGTGATTACATACAGCCTGGTACAAGTTATAGATATCCATATCAAGTAACAGCAGATGTGGCTCACACTACTTCAACCAGTGTGGCAATACCAATTCACAGACCTTTTATAACACAATCAGGTTATACACTTAGTGGTAAAGGTTTACTGTCAGGCAGTTCAGTTACTTGGAATGTTAAAATGATGAAGAAACCATTATATTCAGTGGTAGCATATGACTTAATCAGTTTTGATGCAGACTTTCAACTAATTGAGGTTATTGAGTAATGGCAACAACTATAACACCAGTACAAGGCAATGATATTAAAACATCTTTGCTTATGGATTTAACACTAGGTACCACCACTTACTATATAAGCACAGCTTATGATACTATTACATATAATGGTAATGATTATCAGTACTTGGGTGCATTCTTAGGACTAAGTCAAATACAAGAAGATTTAAAAACCACTAACGGTGATGTAAACATAACACTCACAGGTGTACCAGACACATACTTAGATCAAGTGTTAGGTGCTCCTATAAAAGGTGGTCAAGCAGTTGTGTATAGAGCATTTTACAATGATGATTACACACTGGACAGTGCTAATGTGTTTCAAAGATTCAAAGGCATTATCACTAACTATGCTATTGATGAAGAAATGGACATATTAGAAGGCAATCAAACAGCCACAGTTAGTATCAGTTGTGCAAGTATAAACACAATATTAGAAAACAAAATAGCAGGACAAAGAACAAACCCAGAAGACAGAGTAAAATATTTCCCAGGAGATCAAACATTTAATCATGTACCAGACTTAATGGGTGTTAGTTTTGACTTTGGTAAAGAATATAACGGATCTTCCGGTGGCGGTGGATATGGCGGCGGTGGCGGAGGCCGGGGCGGTGGACGCTATGGCGGCATAAATGTTTCAATGAGATAAAGGTATAAAGATATGATAAGGCGTGCAGGTATAAATGATTTTGATAGAATAATGGAGTTGATGATCAACTTTGCTAACAGCTCACCAATGGAGCAACATCATAATCCACAGTATAAAGATCAATATGTGAGAAATTTATTGTGTAGTATTATTAAGAATGGTGTTATCATTGTAGGTGAACAAGATGGAGAAATACAAGGTATGCTTATAGCATCAATAAACAATGATCCATGGCTACCAGAGATTAAAACATTGCGTGAAGTAGCATGGTGGGTAGATATAGAACACAGAATGACCAGTGCAGGATATAAATTATTATTAAAGTATATCAAGATAGGAAAAGCACTACAAGAAGCAGGTGAAATACAAGGCTTTACATTAACAAACATGGAACAGTCACCTGACTTTGACTTAGAAAGCAGAGGTTGGCGTTCAATTGAAAAGAATTATATATACGAAGGATAACATATGGCAGTCTTTACAGCAATAGCAACAACAATAGTAGGAGCATTTGCAACAGTAGGCGGAGCATTTATTGCCGCTAGTGGTGCATTAACTTTAGCGGGAGGAGTTGTTACCGGATTAATTGCTGGTGGTTTAGCCATGGGTACAGCAAAGATATTAGGTGTGTTTAAGCCACCCAATGTTGCAAGTGCAAAAGATCCAGGTGTTAAAGTACAAGTATCACCAAGCACAGACAACAAAGTACCTGTGTTCTATGGCAGTAACTTGACTGGTGGTATAATTGTAGATGCCGGTATATCTAACGGCAATGATACAATGACTTATGTTATAGTACTAGGTGAGAAAACAGACACTGGTACATACACTATTGGTAAACAATACAGAGGTGACCAACAACTTAACTTTGGATTTGGCGCAAGTAGTCATATAGTTACATCAGTAACAGATGCTAACGCAACAAGTACTAACAATGTAAATGGTAAGATGCGTGTTAGAGTATATGCAGGTGGTACAGCCGCCGGTGATCAAATATTCCCAGCAAGTGGTAACCAAGTTGCCGCAACTACTTTGCTATCAACTATAACAGCCGCTACTAGTTACGATGATCTAGTATTTGCAGTATTCCAAATAGACTATGATGTAGAAGAAGGACTAACAGGCTTAGGACAATATACAACAGAAATAACAAACAGTCTTAATGAGCCTGGTGCTGTGTTAAATGATTACTTATTAAACAGTAGATACGGTGCAGGACTAAGTGCAAGTGATATAGATGCAACATCAATTGCCGCTTTAACAAGTTACTGTACTGAACAAGTAGAATATACTACTAGTGCAGGTGCAACAGCATCGCACGATAGATGGGCAATCAATGGTATGATGGGAACATATTCAGATGTGTTTACAAACATTGATTTAATATGTCAAGCATGTAGTACATTCTTTACATACAATCCCAAAGTAGGCAAGTTCGAAGTAGTACCCAACAGAACAGCAACAACCGCTGAAAAAAGTGCGGCTTATGTGTTTGACGATGACAATCTTCTAGGTGCTATAGATGTATCAAGTACAGAATTATATTCACAGTATAATTCATTAGAAGCAGAATTCCCTGATGGTGCAGAACGAGACCAAACAAGTACAGTATTAGTTACAACACCTAGTGGTGAACTTAACCCTAACGAACCTGAAAACAAATTAACAACACGATATCCTATAGTTAATGACGCACCTAGGGCAACTAACCTAGCACAAATAGACTTGCGTCAAAGCAGAAAAGACTTAGTAGTACAATTAGAAGCAGACTATGAGGCTATACAAACAGATGTAGGTGATATAGTTAAATTAACTAACGCAACATATGGCTTTACAGAAAAGTTATTCCGTGTTATGCGTGTGATGGAAAGAGAAGCTGAAAACGGTATGTTATCAGTTAAGGTAATATTACTAGAATATGCTGATAGTGTTTACACTCACATTGTAGTACAAGACACTGGTGCATTAGACTTAACTGGAATTCCAGGATGGTACACAGGCATATGGGGCAACATTGATTACTCAAACATAGCAAACATTATATCAGGTAATATTATTATTGTAGATGATCCTCTGGCTAACATTGCTAATGTTATACCAGATCCAGGTACAGGTGTGCCTTCAGGCACACCGATAGATATAGGTAATGTAGACATAGGTATAGGTGGTGAAGGTATCGGTTCAGGTGGTGGTTACATACCAACCATTAACTTCCCTATCACAATACCTAATATACCAGACATAAGTCAAATTATAGCAAATTTAAATACAACAGGTTCAAGTGTAGGCAGTAATGTTGCTAACACAATACCTCCAACAATCGTACCTATTATGCCTCCCGGTAATAATACTACTTTTGTTCCCGGTGAAGTTATTAATATCACATTACCACAACCTGTGTTACCACCACAAGATCAACAATTTAGCGTAGGACCACTATTGCCTGATATACTAGCAAACATAGATCTTAGCATGATAAATTATATGGGGAAAAGTACAGCACTTGCTACAGCACCTAATATTACATTATCACCAAAAGGTACAATTGACAGAGCCACCCTAGGTAGTGTACAGGCTGGATTACAGTATGAAGAAGATGAGGCTAACTTTGCTATAGCAAACAGCCAACTAGTTAACGCAGAGCTAGGACAACCTGCTAGTATTATTTCGCCTATTGATATAGTAGACTTAGGTGGTATCGATTATGGCGAATTTAGTTCAATGAACGACCTAGTAGCATATGGTGGCATAAACAGTGCAGTTGGTCAACAAATAGCATTCCAGCCTGGCAGAGAAATATCTTATAAGGAATTTGATATCGATGCAGTAACAGGAAAGTATACACCAAACGCAAATAGTAATGTTATAGATTATGTGTATGGTAGTGGTATACAATCAAGTGGTATAACAAACCTTCCTACATTCAGTGATGGTCTTAAATACACAGTAAGTGAAAGCCGTGGTAACGCAATTGCACAAAACCAGCCAACGCCTAGGCCGCCTGCAAGTGCTACTAAAGCCTATGTACCAGACTTTATGAATGTTATCAATTATGCTAACAGTGACTTATTTACTCAAGCAGGTGTTCCTCGAGGATTTGATGTAACAAATGCAGACAAGCGGATAAGTAAATCTGATGCTTACTTAGATATAGGAGGATTCTTCTAATGAACGAATATGTACTATACAATAATGTAACAGGAAATATATTCTTTATAAAGCGTATTACTGAAGCAAAAGCAATTAGATTATGTCAAGTAAATGCTAATATGAACATGAGTTACATACTAGAAAGCGAAGTGCAAGGTTTTGTTCCTGACGGTAAGAGACACGAATTAGACTTATCCACAACACCTCCTAGTGTAAGGTCAACGCCTCTTAGAGGACCAAGTGCAAGTGAACTAGCAAAGCAAACAAGAAACAGATTACTTACATCTAGTGATTGGACAGTGGGCATAGACTCACCACTTAGCGATTCAAAGAAAGCAGAATGGCAAACATACAGGCAAACATTGCGTGACTTTGATTATGCTAGTATTACACAAGACTTTGGCATAGTATGGCCAACACAACCCGAATAAGGAGATTTATAGATGGAAATATCACACCACGAAAAAATATTAAGAATGTTTGATGCAGATGGCGTTTGGCAAGGCGACCCAAAAAGAGCATTCTTGTTCCAAGGCACTATTATATACATAGATGCTTATGCTGAAGAGCATGGCTTTGTATTACCGGATGCCGGCGAATAAAACCCAAAATACTAATTTAAGGTAAATAGTATTAAATTAAAAACATTCTGTTATGCCTTAGTATAACAGTCTAATCCCTCAGGAGTTAACATGTCAGGTAGATTATTAGACTTTAAAAGTTATGTAGGTGGTGCAGACAATGTGGTTGTCGAAGATATCTTCCCATCAACAGTAAAAACATACACATATGATTACGGTACAGATGTAACAAATTACAACTTTACAGCAGAGTATCAAACATTAATAGCAGATGTCGTAGCATACGACAGAAACACTGGCTTACCTAACTTCACAGATACAAAAATTATAGGTTTCTTTGGCACACCAGGTGCAACAATACCAGGTAGTAACATAATCAATAATGGTACTGCCGGCACAGTTAACTTTACTATTCCTGCAGATTTATACACAGGCCCTATTATCCCAAGTGCTAGAACAAATGTTCCTATGACAATAGTTACATTTAATTGGACTAATCAAAATGTAACACCAAATACAGTAGAATCACATAGATGGTGTTTAATGCAAAGATGGGAAAGTTCAGTATCACCAGCAGATCCAGTATTAGATTCTAACTATGTCCCATTAGGAACTGGCGGTGTGTTAACATTCACAGATAACTCCGCAACAGACGCTGATAGAGTAGTTGGTGCATACACAGTAACTGGCCTAAGCAACAAAGAAGGCACTGGTGCAACATTTAGCGTACAAGTCACAGATGGTGGCGTAACAAATATAGATATCATATCAAGAGGTACAGCATACAATGCTACAGACACAATCCAACTACTAGATGTAGACATGGGTGGTGGCGGAGCCGCAGACATAACA